ACAATGCAAAAGCTAAGTTTGGTGCTAGTGATGATTTGCAAATTTACCATGATGGTAGTAATTCAAGAATACAAGAAGCTGGCACTGGTAGTCTTTTAATAAGAGGTACTAACTTACAATTACAAGATTCAGATGGCTTTGATTATTTGACTTGTACAGATGGTGGTGATGGTGGAACTGTAGTTTTAAAACATTTAGGATCAGCAGTTTTAAGTACAGCAACTGGTGGAATAGATGTTACAGGTACAGTTAATGGAATGACAATAGAGCAAAGTGGCTTTACTTGTCCAACAAGTCAAAACTTTGTTATAAATTCACCAAATGGATTTAGAGTTAATATTGATTCAAACAATGATGGTACTAATGAAAACTTTACTGTAGGACATAATCAAGATGATTCAGCAAATGCAAATATTTTATTTAGAGTTACTGATGCTGGTAAAGCAAGTATAGGACATGGTACTGCAAACGCAAATCTTCATGTAGGTTCTGATGCTGCTACAGGCGATGCAACAAATCCAGCCATACAAATAGGTGGTTCATCTACTTATAGACTTGGTCTATACACATCTACAGAGGGTGCTGTAATTGAAAATAAAAATGGAGATGATGGAATACAGTTTAGAGTAAAAACTGCTGGTGAAGCCATGAGAATAGATGGTGGAACAGGTAGGGTAGGCATAGCTACCTCTTCGCCAACTGCACCTTTGCACATAGCAGGAACAACTGGTACTTTACAAAAACTTGTAGGTACTAGTGCTTCTGGTGATGTAAGAATACAACTTGACGCAGGTGGTACAGCAGGTCAAATACAATATGCAGGTGCTTCTCATGCATCTATCGCTGATACTTTAACACTTGTGACACAAGCAGACATAAGAACAGTACATGCTGGTTCAACAAGATTTACCATTGATTCTTCAGGAAATGTAAACATAGCAGGATCTTTGTCTAAAGGCTCTGGCTCTTTTAAAATCGATCATCCATTAGAATCAAAAAAAGACACGCATTTTTTAGTTCATTCATTTGTAGAAGCACCACAAGCAGACAATATTTATAGAGGTAAAGTAGATTTAGTAGATGGTTTTGCAACAGTAAATATTGATACTGTAGCAGGTATGACTGAAGGTACTTTTGAAGCTCTTAATACAGATATACAATGCTTTACAACAAATGAATCAGATTTTGATGCTGTAAAAGGAAATGTTACAAAAAATATTTTAACTATAAACTGTCAAAATACATCATCAACAGCAACAATATCTTGGTTAGTGATAGGTGAAAGAAAAGATCAACATATACAAAATGCTGATTGGACTGATGCGAATGGTAAGGTAATAGTTGAAGTTAAAAAATAAATAAAATAAATAAAGGATAATAAAATGAATTTAATATTAGACATAATAACAACAATAACTTATATAGTAACGACAGCATCAATTATAGCTGCTTGTACCCCAAATAAAATTGATGATGTGTGGATGAATAAACTATTTGGCTACATTGATTTATTGGCTTTAAATTTCAAAATTAACAGGAGTTAGGGCATGACAGATTGGAACTGTAAAACTGTAGATGTTTATGAGCATGAACACAACGGACATGACCAAGTTATTTACAATGTGCATTGGCGAGTAACAAAAGAAGATGAAGATTATTTTGCATCATCTTATGGTAGTCAAAGACTAAATACAGAAGATATACAAAACTTTATACCATTTGATAATGTAGATTCAGAAATAATAGAAGGTTGGGTTAAAACTGCTATGGGTGAAGAAGAAGTATCTAATATTGAATCTAACTTAGATAAACAAATAGAAAATCAAAAAAATCCAACATTTATAACTGTTACTATAGATAGCTAATATATTAATTTTAATTACTTATAAGGAGAGTAAATATGAGTGAAGAAAAAAAAGAAGTACCATTTTTAATACATGATGGTAATGAATATAAACAAGAAGATTTGACTGAAGAACAAATATCATGGGCTTTAAAAATTAGAATGTGTAATGAAAGTTTAGGCAATCTTCAAAACGCATACAATGAATATATGTTAAAACAAGACTATAAGAATATGTGCGTAAAAGGTTTTGAAGAAACCTTAAAACAAAAAAAGGATAAAAAAGAAAAATAATGACTAGAAAGACTGCTAATGATGTTGCTGCTGATCTTAGAGTACATGAAAAGATGTGCGAAGAGAGGTGGAAAACTATCTATAAGAAAACAGATGCTTTACAAGGTTCTGTAGATCATATAAAGATTTGGCTCATTGGTGGTTTAACTACTATTGTTGGTTCTTTAATTACTCTGATTGTAAAAACAGCTATGTAATATGCTAGAAAAACTAATTGATCCTATCAGTAATATTCTTGATAAGTTTGTTGCTGATAAGGATTTGAAACAAAAACTAGAACACGAATTAAAAACAGAACTTCATAGAGCTAACATGGCTCAAATAGAAGTTAATAAAGAACAAGCAAAACATTCATCATTATTCGTATCAGGTGCTAGACCTGCAATAATGTGGGTATGTTGTCTTGGGTTGTTTTGGTCATTTTTTCTTGCACCTTTTTTTAACTGGGTAATAGTTATAAGTGGTTCTAGTGTATCTTTACCAGCAATACAAACAGAAGGTTTACTAACTTTAACACTATCATTACTAGGTCTTGGTGGTTATAGATCATTTGAAAAGTTTAAAGGAGTTGCTAGAAATAGCTTAAAAGAATAATGATCGATGGTTATAATCAAATATTTCAAGACAAGATAATTGAGATGTTAAAAAGACATGAAGGATTAAAAGTTTTTCCTTATCATTGTTCACAAAATAAACTTACAATAGGCATAGGAAGAAATTTAGATGATAAGGGTATATCAAAAGATGAAGCATATTATTTGTTATACAATGATATTAAAGAAGTACAAGAAGCATTGACAAAAAACTGGGGTGTGTATAGGACATTTCCAGAAAAGGCTAGATTAGTTTGTATAGATATGTGTTTTCAGATGGGTATAACAGGTTTTATGAGTTTTAAAGAAACAAGAAAACTTATGGAACTTGGCAAATGGTTAGAAGCATCTGAAGAGGTATTGCGATCTAAATATGCAATACAAACTCCAAACAGAGCTTTATATAATTCAAGACAACTTGCACTTTGCAATCCTAATGGCAAAGAAAACAAGTGAACAACATCAAGCCAATTCAAGGCTTGGTGCATTAGGAGAATCATTTGTTCAAACATTTTTGTTAGAGCATTGTGATTGGTGTTATAAAACACAAGAAAAACATCCAGCAGACTTAGTTGTAGAACTAGGATCAGCTAAATATACAATACAAGTAAAAAGTAGAAGAGAAACAAAAAAAGGTAAACATATCCTCTTCAAACCAAATAACACTACGCAGACTTACTTCACTTTCGATGCTTCAATAATTACTCCAACTCTTGCTATGGACTCATTCAAGGACACTTTAGATCAACTAAGTTCAGTTCCTAAAATAAATCCACTTTTAAAATAATTTATATTATTGTTGATATATTTATATATATAAGTATATAATATGCTTATGTTAAACAAAAAAGGAGTAATTAACATGGCAAATTTTAAAAAAGTAAGAAGATCAGATGGAACACCTTGTATTGCATATACAAAAGTTTTACATGAATTTCACGAAGAAACTGATAATGAACTATATACATATTATTCAGTATTAATACCTTTAGGTAATAGTGGTATCAAGCCTTTATATTGTGGTTCGATTGATAGTGTGCATTACTATTCATTCAAAACTAGACTTGATAGAGATAAGTTTTTAGATGGTTTCAAGGAGGGTGCATAATGAATAAATTATCAAGAGAACAAAAAATATCAAACCTTAAAAAGGTTTTTAAGGGTAAAGGATATGAACACAACTTTGTCAGAAATCTTAGAGGTGATGTTTTGACTGGTAATAAACTTGAAACCGAAAATTATGTTATAGCATCATATTGCGAACATAGTATTGTTGATGAACAAAAGCAACTAAGAATCTTATCAGGTACAAAAACAACAAAAAGAACTTCTAATAACAGACTTATAAGTAATCATGAACCTTATGAATGGTTTGTAACACTTGAAGATGCAGAGAATCTTATTTGTTTTTTAGAAGCATTTATTGAAGTTGAAAAACAAAAGGAGAGTTCATAATGAAAAAATTTAATTTATTTGATTTTATGATTGAAATACATCAAAACTTTTTAAAACAAAATCCTGATGTAGAATGTATGTGTGTTTTAGATTCATTAGCAGTAGGTAACTATAACAATAGACAACAATACTTATTCTTAAAAAGATTTTCTAAAGTTTGGGAAAAAGTAGAACAAAGAGAACTGCAAAAGGAGAGAGCATAATGAGATACACACTAGAAGTATACGTACCAAAAAGTAAGTTTTGGTTTATAGCTTGTCAAACTAACGACATGATTTTATTAGGACATCAAATACTTAAATGCAAAAAAGCAAAGCATAAGTACAGGGTAAAGAAGGAGAAAACAAATGCAAAATAAACAAAAGTGGTGGGTTTATATCAATGGATATAGAGTTGCAGAAACTAAGTCTATTGGTTACAAATGGGTTTATTACAGAACTTCTGAACATTCAAGATACAAAAGAATTAAAAGAAGTGAATGGGATAAGGCTTGTTTATCTACAATAGCTGAACAACAAGAAAAGTTAGACATAAGAAACAAGGCTAGAGAACTTAAAATATCAAATACTAAAAAATCACGAAAGAAATTTGGTTGGACTTATAAAACATTTGATGAAATAAAAGCAGAGGTTTTATCAGTATGACTGATCCCTTTAGACTAGCTTGTGAAATTATAGAACAGCATACAAGAATAGAGATTGCTAAAAAAGAATTAAAAGAAGCACAACAGTTAGTCAAAGAGAAACAGGATAATTTATACAATCATAAAGCTAGACTATGGGAGTTAGAAAATGGATCACAATGATCTAATGCGTATATCAATACTTGGTTTTCTAATTACAGCTAGTTTTATGTATTTGTATTTATAGGAGTAATAATATGAATGTAACATTTAATTTGTTAGGTGGTGGTGAACTTAACATACCAGCAAGATCAGTTAGTGGTTTTTATAAAGATGATGTTACTGGTCAGGTTATAGTTGAGGTGCTAGGTGAAGAATACATAGTTAGAGATAGCCTAGATGAAATAAAATATATATTGGGGATAGCTAGATGAAAGTAATAGGTAAGATTACAAAAGATGATATGTGTACTCATTCTTTAGTGCCATATCTTTTTGATGCAGGGCATTTTAAAACTAAGCAAGAAGTTTTAAATGATTGTATAAGGGCAAAGCATGGTGAGAACATAAGAACGCCACAAACCTTACGACAACGAACAGGAGATGTATTAGAAAAACCATTGATTGATGAATGTATGTTGCGATTAGGTATAACTGAATATGATAAAGAGGTTAGTGAAGCTGTAGTACATCCATTATTACCATTAGAAGGATCATTAGATGGTATGGCATTTTGCGATAAGCTAACTGTAAAAGAAGATAAAGAACAAAGTATTTTTTGTTTAGATTCATCTGAAGTATATCTAAATGGTTATGTACCTATAGAAGTAAAATGCACCAGTACATATCCTGAAGATATACCACCTGATTGGTTAGGTGTAATGCAACTAAAAGCTGCTATGTCAACGACACAAGCAAAAGCAGGTATATTAATTATTCTTTACCAATCAACTGATCTAAGAATATATGTCATACCAAAAGATTATAGTTTTGAAAAAGAGTTAGAAGTAAAAGTTATAGACTTTGATAGAAGAATAAAAGAAGAAGATTACTTTACTCCACAAGTATCAACAGATGCTTTAGTTAAATATCCAAATGCAAATGATGAAACTAAAATACTTAGTGAAGATACAGTAAAGTTTATAAAACAGTTAGAACAAACAAATGACATGATTAAAAATCTTGGTGTTATGAAGGAGAAACTTACAGCACATATAATGGAAGAAATGGGTAACGCATCTATTGGTAGAACTGGTGATTA